AACGGCTGCAAGGTTAAAATCCTCTTGGACTTCATTTACACCGTCTTTGTTTTGTTTCAAAGATCCCATGCCTCTGGAGGAGACACCGATCTTCACACCCTCTTTGATCAAGTCTTTTACAATCTTACCATAAGGTGTATCAAGAATTTTTGCTTTACCATAAATGTCATTACCATCAACGCGAAGTTCCTTGATCAAGTGTGAAACTCTCTCAAGGTTTAGTTGAGGACCATCAGGGTGTCCGAGTTCACCCATCGCCCGATTTGTTTTGACATATTCATTGTTGTATCGCTGAACTTCTTTCATCAAAGTTTTTTGAGGATATACACGACCGTTGCGGTTCTTTTGT